TCCAGACTGCGGTGAACAACTGCTCGGTATTTTGAAATTTGCCAGCTAAAATGTCTTGGTATAGCCCCAAATCCTTAAAAGTTTGAACACCTACGCCTACACCACTTTTAGCTTGACCTGTGATCTTGTTCAAATCTCTCATCGCATCAATATATTTCGTAGTTGTGATACCGTTCTGATTCATCACGTATTCTAGCTCACTAAACGCTGTAGTTGATAACTGTGTCAACTTTGCGTTTTTGTCCAGCTGATCGGCTGCTTTTGCGAACGCGGACATGCCTGCAAGATATGCAGTTCCAAACGACGCAAGTGCTGTTGTGGCTGATAATATTCCTCGTTTGAAATTATCTATCCCGTCACGCCGGGCTTTTGCCGCTGTCCGCTCCATACGTTTAAGCTCGGCTGTCTGGCGTTTCAATGCCGCTTCGTGTCGCTTTCCCGCTGCCTCGGCTTCCCTGAATTTGCGATTCATCTTAGCTGTCGTGATGCCTAATTTCCCAGCAGCAATTTCCAGCGCTTCTGATCGACGCTGTGCTAGCAAGAGTTTTTTAGAAGCTTGATCTACGTCACTGCTTTCGATTTTTAGTTTTACGTCTGCGTCTTGACTCATATGATTTACTTCTGTTTATGTTCTGATTGTTTTAACTGCTCGACTTTAACCTGAAAATAAGCTATGTCTATCATATTTAGGCATTCCAGTTCCAGCATAGTAAATTTCATGTTCCGGTTTAGACAATAATAGTAAATTTGTTGATCTGTTATTGTGAGAACTGGATCACTTCGATCTCGCAGAAAATCATAACATTCTCTCACTGCTTGGAATTGTATCGGAAACGTGACTTGATTCAACAACCACTCATGTTTTTTACCAGATTGCTTTGCTCTAGCTGTCAGCTCCTGTCTCAGTGTGTTCCCGTTCTCCTGCACTGTGTCCAGTCTCATCGTCTGTATCTGATACAACTGTGCTCGCTCCATCAAGTTTGCGAAAAAAGTGTGCAGAATTCTGCACTACCTCACGAACCTGACGGCGAACGTCGCCTCGGGTTTCCCATATTTTTTTAAATTTTGCTTCTGTGAATTTGCCTTCAAAAAACTTATCATGACTCCAACCTATCACTAGCTGTCTGTATATATCATCGAACATATCAGCAATAGTTCCGGATTCATCATCCGATGTGATCTTAGTCTGTGCAACTTTTAACGCTTTCTCGTATTGTTCCGAGAATTCGCCCACAATAGTCAAACTGGCAGACTTACCATCGGGTTGGATAAATGGTTGTTGGGTGGGTTCGTGTAACAACACCAGTTCACTACTTGTTGGTGCATAATCACTGAATTTCATATTTTTCTCCTTTTATAGACTTATTTATCAAAAAATAGTGTGGTCTTACGCTAGGTAAGGCGAGGAACCTAGCTGCCACATATTCAATTACTGGAGATAAATCGTTATTTATGACTTCACAATTTGGATAGAAGTTCCTAATGTATCAGAGTACAAGGCAGTCCATGGCATACTTACCGACAACGTGTTTTCACTCACACTTAACTCACTTCCCATCCATTTTGCAGCTGGAATTGTGGTCGTATAAGTCTTATTACCGTTGCTCATCGGCACGATAATCTCGCTTGTCTCCGAGTTCAAATATTTGTCCATAAGTGAGAACGAGTCGAAAAAAGCTGTTACTGACCCATCAATGCCAAGTTTGTTAGTAGTCTGGTCGAATGCGATACTAGAACCATAACCATAATTACTTTCCAAGTTTGCGTTAACTGTCATGTTGAATGCTGTGATCTGGCCGACATTTACGCCATCAATTTTAATCTGACCTGAGCCATCGTGATAGAATGGTGTTGTCTCGGCCTGTGATTTTTTGGTTGGAGCGCTATCAATTGACGTTGTGCCCTTAGTTTGTGATCTACCTAATAGGCTAAATGAACTTGTGATATATGACTCAAGGGCAGCATCGAGACTCCAGCTTGTGACTTGCATCCCAATAAATTGACGGTATAGATTTTCAGATACCTCACCATTTTCTAGTGTAAAGGCGACGGTGTCATTACCAACCTTCACGGTATTACCCGCAAAAGCTGAACCAAGTACACTTTCGATGAATAAATCATGTCCTTCTGACAAATTTACACTCATATCACCTGTGACACGTTTCAAACCTAAACCCATGGTAGCCTTTTGACGAGTACCGGTAATTGAGGCATCGTCAAGTGCATCACTGCTTTGGTTAGCATTCAGTGAGGTGTAAGGTATGATTAATGTATCTCCAGCCGCCACCGTTGAAGGAGTGGTGCCCGGCGTATTTTCTCTTACTGCTATTGTCCGGCTCAGCGAACCACTTCCAATTGTCATAATTTAACTCCAAAAATTTGTTATATGTCTATTTATCTCGATTAGTTTTAATTCTAGCCTATATATCCCGTTGATAAAAATATGTCCACTCGACCGACAATTGTAACATGTAGTAATTTGTGAACTGTCTGCCTATCTCTCTGTTTCTATCATCAACTCTCAATTGTGTATTATCATCGAGGTCATATTTTGTTTCCTTGAAATGTCTGAGGATTTTATCACCTATGGTATTAGCTCTAGCGACGCCATGCTGTGCATTGCTAGGGACAAATACGGATATCATATAAAGCCCTGTAAGCTCTGATAGTCCTTCCGGTCCCAAGCTCTTGCTGACTGTCTTTGTTGGCTCTAATTGACTCCTGACGTACTCAGATTTAAATGTAGAAGCTGAATCGGTGCTATTAAGTTCAACACTTGAGTTTTCGATATGCAGCGGTAGTTCTGTTGATTCGTCGAGTATTTCGTCAAGCTTTTTTTGTATTAGTGTGTAGTTCATTTTAGTTTACGATCCATGTACTTTTTTAAATGAACTGGTATATTTTTTTTAGCTTTTTTCACCATGTGACTACCACGCATTTTATGCGTACCGTACTCGTTTGCATCAATTTTTGCATTAGTATTGGTTGGTGAGAGTTTAAAATTAACAGACTTCTCTTTTTTGTTAATATACGCACTACGTCGCAATTCCCCGGTGTCTTCAAACACATGTTTTTGTATATCTTCGTATCCTTTCACCAGCAAATGATCGTCGATCTTTTTGATCTTTTCATCTAATTTTTTAAAAGCTTCTGAAAATTTCATAATGATACCTTTTCTTGTTGCAAGTCCAACATTAGCCACCTTTTGTGACCCTCTTCAATGATCTCCATTTGATGTATACGATAGTATGTACCTAATATGTCAACTCGATAATCACTCGATATGTCTTCTCTATAGCGAATGGTTGCACGATGTGTCGTTTCAGGTTCATCAGACTCTCTATTATCCAATAGCAGACCTAGAATTGGTTCAAGCTTACAAAAGCTTTCTATCATCAACTCATAGTCGTATAAAGGCTTATACTCACTATCAACAGTAGAGTTAATCTTAAAAAATTTGATCTTGTTCCGCAATTCCGCAATTCTCATTACAAGGTCACTATTTTATAAGCATCAAGAATCCTTGATGCCTCAGGTGGTAACGTGTTTTTGTCTTCACGGAACTCGAAATTATGAGCACATATCAATTTTAATGCCTGACATAATGCACCCGGCAATACTTTATATCCACATTTGTAGACTACTTCCCATCCCTCAAATTCTCGCACGTCATCAGGGCATTTAAAGTCTTTAAAAACGACTTGTCCATTAAGTGTTGCGCGAGTCAGGTAGTACTCATCAGGTGATATCTGAGTCACACTTCCATCATTGAGTGTTGCTGATATACTTTCAATGCTCTGGATAGGTCCATAGCGAAGTTCAAAGCAGTTGCCCATGAAATCACTCAAACACGAATACGTCACAGTTGTGAACGCACGGCGGGTATACTCCTCAGCGATACTCACCGCTGACTCGATCAGGAACTGAGTCTCAGAAAGATCAATATTGTGATCCAGCCGCAAATAATCCCGAATTTCGGTTAGTGAAATAGGGTAACTATTTGGTTGAATTGTTCGTGTGAATGTTTTCATTATTTTGCTTTTTTGGTTGTCTTTTTGGTCTTGACAATTTCAGCCACACCAGAAGCAACAAGGCTATCAGCGACGAATTTCTCGCATTCCAGCTCATCGCCTTCCTTGTATTCAGAAACTGAGTGGTTGGCGTTATAGGTCTGTGGTTTGTATGGTTTGATAAAGGTAATCTTGACTGACATATAAAACTCCTGTTACCGCTTATTTATCAGCTTTCGGCTTTGCTTTGCGGGGCTTTGCTTTTGGCTTTGCTTTTGGCTTTGCTTTTGGCTCTGGCTTTGGGTCATCCATTTTCAAAGCTATAGCAATACCCTTCCCATTAAGATAATCAGCGACATGAGTTTGCACGTCTTCGATATCATCAGGTTTATATGAGGTTTTACTAAAGTTTCTGTTATTAGCGCTTGCATTGAATTCAGTGAGAAATTTAACTTTCATATTAATTAGTTCCTTGTTATCAACATATTTATACCCATAACGAACAAAGCCCCGATTAAGGGGCTTTGATCTTAGTCACTACTTAAAGTAGATTTTTTAGGCATTTATGAGCGCTACGAGGTTTTGGCCAGTCAATACCGAACTACCAACCCTCTTGCGTACGTACCAGCGTTTTCGTGATGGAGTAGTCACCAAATCTTGGACAATAGTCATACCAATTCTGTCATAAACATAAAAGTCTGACAATTTACCAAACAACACTGGAGATTCACCTGTGCCAATATCAGCCATTTCAGGATTCTCAACTACACCACGGCCCCAGATCGTACCCAACACACCGTCACTTGATGCTTGTGTAGCAGGACGGAAGATATAATCGCCTTGACCATTTTTCAAAGTCATAGCAGCGAACAAAGTTGTGGAGTTCATCATATAACGACCAGATGCACGACCAGCCGTTGGTATTTCCACTTGAAGCTTTAAAAGCTCATCAGCAGTAATAGCAGCAGCATCACCAGCAGCAACAGACTTGATACCTTGTGAACCAGTAGCACCGATAAAATGCGTAATTCCCTCTGGAGTGTTAGCAGTTCCATCGCCATTTGTGAACCCTTGGTTCTCAGCAATACTAAAGGCTTCGGATATGGTGTTCACCAGAAAATTCTCTACAGAACCGAGTGAGTCCTCTAAAAAGGCAAGTGTACATGAAGGCAGGGCATACAGTTCGTGAGCCGTCATTTCAACATCTGCGAAACTAGCGCTATTTGTAGCCGTTCTCTCAGCTAGCTCGGAACTCCATGCAGCAGCAGCATTACCCGTCTGAACTGGTTGGATCAGCTTAGGTTGTGAACCACTTACCACTGTGGCAACACTTCGCATAGGAGTTTCAGCTTGCACAAGGGCAATGATAGACTCTTGAATGCTCTGAGGTACAACACTATCACCTTCACCGGCATTAGTTGTGTTCAAAACAGCAGTTTTATACTTTACCGTGTCACCAGTCACCAAATAGTCACGAAATGCAGACATTTCGGCTGACTTAGTTTCGAGGGCTTCAGCGATATTATCCGCAGCGGTAGTACGTGCAGCGGCAGTACGGATACTTTTGATTTCAGCTTGAATATCTGTGACAGCTTTCTCAAAAGTGTCTTTTGCGTCTTTGTTACCAGCTTCAGAAGCTGACTTGAATTCTGCAAACTGCTTTGCAATTTCAGCAGTAGGATCAACAGCTGTAGATTTAACCTCTACTGTTACGTCTTCTACTTTTGCAGTCTCTTCGACTACTTCGTTTTCCTTAGACATTGTAATGTCTCCCATAATTAGATTAATTATCAATACTTGAAATTCGTCTCAATTACGGGCTGAATAAGTGGAGCTATCCGAGTTATTCAGGTGTACAACGTCATACAAGTTTTGTTAAGTTCTATTTATGCCTCAATCATTTTTACTTCTGTAATTCGTGCTACTGACTGACTTGGTACATTTACTATACTAATCTCAACCAAAGCGACTTCGGTCAAATAATCCCCACCATATTCGTTAGGAACGGAAGCTATTTTAAAGTACCCAATAGATAGACCAGTTATCAAACGGGCTTTTATCATGGAATAAACCTGCATGGCTCTTTCGTCCTCAAGGTCAAGTTTTCCACGAACAAACAAACCAATGTCATCCTGAATCAATTCCAGATAACCACCGATAGAGTAGCTACTATCATGGTTAAACCTAACAGGGAGCACTCTACCGCTTTGTTTCAGGTTATTAATAGTGCGGGTATAAGCCCCAGCTGCTATTGTGTCCATGTGAGTATCAGGGCCAGTGTCAAACCGACTGGCATAACCAGAAAATTCTCCGATATCTGAAATAACTTCCGATAGATCAATATCAGCAGCCTTAACAAGCAAATCTTTGTTTTTCGCCAGTTTTGTTTCAATTTGCAAGTGATGAATATTAGTGGTTAGTTCAGCTAAATTTAACTCCTGTGTCTCTATCGCTAACTGGTGATCAACTGGGTCAGGTGCATGAATAACAGCCTCCTTGGTTTCCTCTGGCTCTGGCAGCTTTTCGTCTTCTACTGGTGTAATAGGCTTTTCAGGTGCAGATAGGTCAACTGGCTTCAACTCATGTTCACACTGGTCTTCTGGTTTTGGCTGCAAATCAGCAACTAACTCCATAAAACCAAGCTCAGAACGTGCCTCAGTCTGGGTTATCAAACCTTTTTCATACAACATAATTATCCGTTCCGTGCGTTTCTCACGTCGTGGAGCTAATGCACTAATGGCATCCTCATCATATGATAACTGTGCCTCATCCCCGTACATTTCAGATAGAAAGTTATTGAACTCAGTGCAGATGACATCAACCTCTGGCAATATCGTATTGCTCCATGTGTCAAGTGTTGCCTCTGCTCTATTTGCATAGGTAGTTTCACCAAATCCAAGCACCTCAGGTGCAATGCCGTAAGCCAGACAAATATCAATTGCTGCCTTCATTTTGCCTTTTTCAAATTCTATATCTTTGGGTGTTGAACCTAATTGTTGGAATGTAACGTCTTTAGAACTAACAAAGGTTTTACCGGCATTCGAAGCACCTTGAAAATTGCGACGTAAGTCTTCCTTCAGTTTGTTCCGTTCGTCTTCATTAAGATCAACTTGAACCGATAACATGCCTCTAGGGGCTGCTCCGTTCTCTAACAGCTTTTTATTGAACTCACTAGCCTCATTGTGCAGATTAATTGCAGTGGCGGCCTGTTGTGTTGCTGAAAGCCCTATATGATCTTGTAACGGGTGTGGTGAACCTATTTGCAAGAGCGAACAGTCACCGTTTATCTGGTCAATTAAAAAGTTATACGTTCCACCCAATTCAGTATAGGTATAAGAGATAGGAAGGCGACCCGTTCCGACATTAATGAAAACTCTATCAGGTCTCAGCAATTCAAGCTCGACTGGTTCCTCGTTGGGTGTTGGCGATATCATGCCGCCAATAACGTCACCATCAGACAATTTAACCGCTCTGACATAGGCATTACCGTCTAGCAATTTGTGCATTTGCAATGTAGCAAAAAATAAACTTGTTCCTTGTTGTGGGTTAGGTCGCTTTAATAGGTCAAGGATAGGATGGTTGTCTAGTGGATCACCGTTATTGTCTAAAATTGTCCACTTGATAGAGCCAACTGCACTAGCAATGTATTTGATACAACGAGCGGATATGACATTTTTTATATAAGCTTCGCGACTAGCTACGGAATATGATGCGAAGTTCTGCCATGTAGCGGCTTTGTCACCGTCTAGCATGGAAGCTACTTCAGCGATATCTACAGAATTTTTTGTATTAATGGTATCTGGTACTAGAATTCCGTTCGTTAGTGCTTTGTAACTCATATTATTTTTCCTAGATAATTGACTTATTGGATTATTTATCTAGTTTTGTTAGATTAGACGGGGTTAAGCAACAAATGAGAACGCTTCAGCCTTTTTTAAATTCATAATGGTGGTTATTCCCCAAACTAGGCTATCAACACGATCTGGACTAGCTCCCTTGTTTGGAACCCATGAAGTCATTTGATCCTCTAGCTCTATAAACTTACTACCAACATGGTGAACTCTATGGTGTTGATATAAGTTTGCCGGAATTTCCGCTCTCATCATTTTAGATTCAGAAGCATTAACGGCCTTATGTGGAACTGTGTCATCTATCATGTCTAAAATAGTACCAGTCGCCATTCCGACACCGTTTTGTTCATAAACGATCTTTGAACAATTCCATTTCCAGAATAATCTAATTGCTTGGGTTGCCCACTCCTTTTGTGAACCAAGCATACTTGCGTCTTCCAACACGTAGCAGTGGTCTTGATACCTACCAACAACTACTAAACCAGTGTGGTCTCCTTTCTTTTTTTGTTTACCTGTCCCGCCATTAGGGTCTATGCTAACAATGCAGTCCTCCAACTCACTTAACTTACACGGAAGTCTATCGACGCGAGTTTCATCAATATCGCTTTGTTTCCATAACGCGCCAGTGATATCTGTTATCCATTCTGCGAAAAATTCGACACGCGACTGTTTAGTCATACCCAGCTTGCGAAGTGCAAGGAATTTATCTAGTCTTGAAGTTGCACCATTTTGAAAAGTTGTTGAAGTAACTACCGTGATATTCGGGTCATCTCGTAGCGCTAACATTTGTTTTGATGCAACTGGTGTGCTGGTATAGATAACCTGTTTTTTCGATTTATCTATGAATTGGTTGGTACGCAAGATGGATGCAATTTGCATTTGAACTTGATCAAGGTAGGAAAACTTCCCACACTCATCAACCCAAACATAGGAACACGAAGGTCCACGCAATGCTTCTGGTTTATTAGCTTTATAGCTGTATACTGTGCTGCCATTAGGAAAGACAATTGTATAGTCAGAACGGTTAAAGTTAACGTTTGCTCTTATACTTGGTGGAGTCCTTTCCAATATGGCAGGACACATTGTTTTTTTTAAGTCCTCCTCACTATTACCAATAATCGTTATCATGGTATTAGGTGCAGATAAAGCCCATTTTACGACCATAGCACCACCTAGCCAAGACTTTCCGGCCCCGCGACCATAATTATATAAAGTTGCGTGTTGGTCCTCTGGTGGAGCCTGTTGGTGTATGTTCCCGACAAACTTAAGGTCGTACATTAATGCCTCTATTTCCTCATCTGACTTACCTTTCCAGAATTGCGCTTGTATGTTTAATGGTTGGAGGCATAACTGGTGATACAAGGAATAGTTCGATATGTCCTCATATTTGTCTAATATCTCGTTTATCTGGTCATCAGACAATAAACTCACTTGTCGGGCACTTCTGCTACTTCACCCTCTATAATGGTGTCTTCATCAGTTTTAGTAGCTTGAAGACGTAAAAGGTCATGAATTTGAGCTATTGCAGGTGCTACGTCATGTGTGACTTTAGTATCAACGGAACCTGAGTGATTAATTTCCTGTGCTGGTGCTGGAGCTTTCGGAATTGTGTAAGGAAGTAGACCAAGACAACTTTGAACAATTTCTCTCAAAGGTGTATCGGGATTATTAGCTACGTCTAACAGTATTTGGTCAGCTCGTTTATATCCTTTCTGCTTTGTATAAGCCTCTAGGTATAATGCCCTATCATTATCAAGGAACTGCTTTTGCTTTTTGTTGAGTTGTTTTTTGTCTTTGCTCATTCAGCTATTTATAATTTTTTATCGACATATCCATCCCATCGCTTCCTCACTGCTGCCGCCTTACCATCAACCTGCCCACCACCTTCACGTATATTCAGGATGGGATCAAGATCATTGATATGATAAATTTCCCTTGCATCTATATCATCTGTATCAACAATAGCCTCTATGAGTTCAATCCTTACATTATCCAATCCAATTGACTGTAGATAGTCATATAAATGATAATACCTGCCTGCTACCCAACCATCCTTTGCACGTAAGGTTTTACTAATATGACTTTGTTTGCGCTGTCTGAAATCCTTTGTCATACCGACATAGATACAACCAAATGGATCATATATTCCATATATCCCTATTACTTTTAGCTTCATTCCTTTAACTCCATAATATCCATAAATGACTCAATATCACCTTGAGTAGCATTAGTGTGTGTATCCTCGGTAATCAGATCATCGGGTTCAACTGCCAGCGCAATATCACCTATCAACTTAACCATACCAGTATCATTTCTAGTGCTCTGAAATTCATCCTCTACCGTCACGGTATTAAACGAGTATCTGCACTGGTCTAATATCACTTCATAGTGTGCAGGCTCCATGTAGATAACCATTTGCTTGTCACGGAACCGATAGCCTTGATTCCTGCCTATAGCCTGATTAAGTTGGTCAATTTCTATTACTGCACAAGCCTCTGCTTTGCTTAGTTGTGGAAAATTTGCCCTTACTAATTCAATAACCTTAGGGTGCGGGTAAGATAACTTTAATAGTATATTACTGTCTTGTAGCTCATTCCTGCCATTGATAGTTGAAAAATTAAGTTCCTGCTCAATGCCGTTACCAATTAATTCCCACGACTCACCTGTTTGTTTTTCGAAATAGTCTGTCTTGATATACTTAAATATCTTATGGTTTTTTGATCGAACCTTTTTGGATACCACAACGTGTGCATTCCCGCAACATAACCTTTTATGAAAATACAACCCCGGTTCATTAATTTTCATATCATGATAGGTCTGCTTTATGGCATCCCTGCACAATGTTTCTGTAGTCGAAAATATCAGCCTGTTTGATAAGTTGATCAGGCGTCGTTTATTCGCAGGGCGCAGTGTGTAAGTCTTGCCCTCGATCAATTTCTGCTCATATTGCAGTGAGTCAAGTTCCTCGGATACTGTCAAATTAAAAAAGTCACTGGCCTTTGGGTCGTCATAGTAAACAATACGGCTATCGTCTAATACATCATATTCCTTAGACAACTCACCCATGAATTTATCAAGGTCACTTTGACGTGATGAGAACGTCTCTAACATGTCATGGGTCATAACAATAACGTCATACTGCTCATACTCCGATAGTGGCTTAGGCGTTATCTCTTTAAATATTTTGGTAGCTTCCAGCTCTTCTATGCCGTCAACTTCCATGATGGACTGTATTATTTTCTGTCGTTTTATTTTGCCGTGCATATATGACTTGTTTGATTTGTTGTATTCAATGTCATAACCAGCTTGCTTTAACATTTCGCCCTTTGACACAAATAAACCAACTGTAAAACCTTGCTTCTGGCCAGCCTTAACTAAACCTGAATACTGCTCCCGCGCTTGGGCATAACTGGAACTGGCAAAGTATATTTTCTCACCTTTAGCAACCAAGTGATGGACAAACCTCGACTTACCTATGCCTTCATAACCTGCAAGTATGGTAACGTCACCGGATATGTCTCCAATGGCTTGTATGATCATTTCAGATAACTCTGTGTATGGAATTGGCTGCTCTGTTGCAATGGTACGCTTTGGCCCTTTACCTCGACGTGTAGAAAGTCTATTTTGCTTGGCATTAAAAGCTTCTATGTTATTGGCAAGTTTGACACTGCTTTGACGATACACACCAAAGACACCACAACCTTTATTAGAATGATTACATTGAAAGGTATGGTTTCCATCAGGTGCAATATAGAAATAGGCGTTAGGCTTGCCAGACGAACCCTCACACCACGGACAATGCCATTTGCTTGCACACATTTGATGGTTCAATACGTCATCAAAAGTATATGCTTGACTATCCTTGCCATAAAACACCATGTTGTCATCAAATTCAACTGTGTTACTGGTATGAAGGACAACTCCAGAATTTTTTAATGATCGGCGTTTGGCATCACGTGGTCGTTCATCATGTTTAGGAATGGCGCGGGTTTCTAATGGCTTACCAACGTGTTGATAAATTGTTTTATAATTTTTATCCATGTTAGCCATAGTAAAATTCCCAAGGAAAAATTGACTGGCTTTCATGGCACCAATATCAGCCCACGGAAACAACTCCTGTAACTTTGGCCTTATCTCATTAAACCTCTCGGGAGTTATACTGTAATCAATTTCGATTAATGCACGACAACCATGTTTTATTCTGTTCGTGCTCAGGTCTTTGGTTCCATTGGACGCTGTGGGATACAATAGGAAGTTTAAACCCATAGCTTCTAGTTCCTTGTTCAAGTCTTTGTTGGTTATCTGGTTGTCATTGTCCAATGCAAGGAATGACAAATACTCTAATGAGTCATTCGACTTGGTATGACCTTCCTTGATAGGACCACACACAAAAGCGGTCATCTGTTCCTTAGCAAGTAATCTGTGTTCTGGGTCACGTTGATCCAGATCGGGAAAGTGCCGTAATGGAACCTTCATGGTGTCACACATGTGATTAAATGATGTTGAATATATGTACGGGTTCAAATCTTTCGACTTGAAGTAATTTTGATACTGGGTTATAATAACTCTGTTATAAGTATTCATGACGGACTCTCCACAAGTCTGTTGTCTTAACGGCCCTGTCTCACCAATAGGGCCGTTTTTGTGTTCGTTACTTCGTTACTTCGTTACTTCGACTTGTGTTTGATCCAGCAGCATGGCCTCCAGTTCTGTCACCCTTTGAGCATTAGCCTTTGCCCTTGCCCTTTGGATAGCTTGGTTTTTCCTTGTTCGTTCCTTGTGGGCTTCATACTGCTCAGGTTTCCGCTTGTAGTACTCCTTTTGTTTCTGATATGCTGTCATAATAAATTTCCCTCAACATTTATTTATCAATAAACTTTATACATGTAATGGGACAATGATAATATATCAAAATACCATAGTCAAACAATATCCAATATTACCGAACCATAGTTCAACAATTATCAAAAATTTTGCAGAATATGATTAGGTAATGTTAAATTTTCCCCTTAACATATACCCTATGTGACAAGATCAAATTGAGGTCAGAATATCAAATGTGACAAAAAACTTAACCCCATATTAGGCCATTTTAGGGGTATATTAGGCCATTTCAGGGGTATATTGGAGGTATAGATATTGTCACATTCCAAATTTCAATCAGGTAAAACCGCATAGGATCAAGCTTAAAGACAAACCTAACTCAGGAATTTAAAACCTGACATATTTAGTATGTATATCTATATACCTTTTGTTTTAAATTCCTGAGTAAATCCAGTCATATTAAATCAAATCCAAAAGAGGAAAAGTGCTCATCATCAGGTTTCATATTAAATCAAATCCAAAAGAGGAAAAGTGCTCATCATCAGGTTTCATTTTGGACTATGCAATTTTGCTTTGATATGAACTCCAAATTTTTGATACTTTAATATGAACTCCAAATTTTTGATACTTTGATCATACTGAAACACATAGGGGGAGATATTCTGCACGAACTCTAGTAATGTTATAGGTAATAACCATATAGATGACAATACAGAAGACTGTATAAGACTATGCAAGGATGATAGGAGTATGGTGGGACCATTAGAACAAAAGGAACGCTCAGAAGGCGTTAGGATTGTCAGGAACCTATGTTGGACCATAACGTAGCGAGTGTGTAGGATGGTGTAGGGATAGTAGACAATAGTGAAAGCACTCAAAAGGTGTTAGAGACTATGTGAAGACTATTAAGCGAACGACGAAGGAGTGAGCGTATCACCTAAGTTAACATATTCAAAAAACTGAATATGTTAGATCAAGTTAACATATTCAAAAAACTGAATATGTTAGATCAAGTTAACATATTCAAAAAACTGAATATGTTAGATCAAGTTAACATATTCAAAAAACTGAATATGTTAGATCAAGTTAACATATTCAAAAA